TTCCCGCTGGTGTAAGCAGCACATCCCGTCAAGGGAAAGTCCGGCACGCAATCCGGGCGGGTCGCCATGGTCTGTAGCTCAGGTGGCAGAGCGCCGGATTGTTACTCCGGAGTGCGCGGGTTCGAATCCTGCCGGGCCAGCGGGGGCAGACTGGCGCCCCTAAGCGGTGAAACATCCGCGAAGCCAGTCACTCCCGCTGATGGTGGAACGGTAGACACTCTGCGCTTAGAACGCAGCGCCCATCGGGCATGGGGGTTCGAATCCCTCTCAGCGGACGGAGCGCAGGGGTAAACGGGCTACCCTCGGCCGGATAATCTCCGGTCCCTGCGCGGGTGGGTATGGCCCAGTTGGTTAGGGCGCCTGGTTTGGGACCAGGAAGTCACAGGTTCGAATCCTGTTACCCGCACCACATACGGATATCCGTAGGAGACTCCCCGTGAAGACGTCATACCCTCAGCCTGGCGATTTTGGCCTTACGCGTATCGCTGGGACCACGGGCAAGCTTGTCAGCATCGGCCAGCGCATCGTGGGAAGCGGAAGTCACTACACGCACGCGTTTGTGTACCTGGGCAACGGCGAGATCATCGAAGCTGAGCCGGGTGGTGCCCGTAAGACGCTTCTCTCGCACGCGTTGCAGGGTCGCAAGACTGCTGCCTATTCAGACTTTGATCTGACGCCAGCGCAGCGAAGCGCCATTGTGTCTGCCGCTGAGTCGCTGCTAGGTACCCCGTATTCGTTCCTTGACTATCTCGCCATTGGTGAGGCTCGCCTACTGCACAGCACGCGCCTTGAGCGCTATGTCAGCGATACGGGCCACATGATCTGTTCTCAGCTTGTTGACGAGTGTTACCGGCGAGCGGGAATCGAGCTTTTCCCGAATCGCATTTCTGGCGACGTTGCGCCCGGTGACCTTGCCAAGCTGATTGGAGCCTAAATGGCTGTCTGTGATTCCTGTGGTGCGTCTGCTGTCCTTCAGTGGAAGCGTCGCCCTACAGCGGACGAGCTTTCCGCGCTGGTTTCTGCTGAGCAGGAATGGCGCGTTGCGCATACGCCTGATCCGGTAAACCCTCCGGATTTCGGCCCTATGCCTGACGCCACTAATACCACTCTCGCTGTGTACGCCTGTGGCCCACACTCCCTGTCTGCTGACCTTGCATCCCGTGTCCATCAGAGCCTGTGCTCAGGGCCACGGAGTGCCAGCCTGCCAGCCTGTGACTGTGAGCCTGAGCCTGCCACTGTCACTCCGGTTACCTGGTAGTGGCACGGCGTCCTTGCCTGCGCTGTATGCGGCTGACCACTAATCCTTCCCGCTGTGACACATGCCAGGCTGCATACATGGCACAGCGTGAGAAGCAGCGTGGCAGTGCTTCTCAGCGTGGGTACACCAGTAAGTACAGAGCAGTAGCAAGAGCAGTAGTGGCAGAGCACAGGGCCAGCCACGGTGACTTCTGTCCAGGGTGGGGAGTTCCTGCCCATGGCGCGCAGGATCTCACTGTTGATCACGTCATCCCGCTGGCTGCTGGTGGCACCCATGAGCGGAGCAACCTTCGTGTCCTGTGTCGAGCCTGCAACAGTCGCAAGCGTGACGCTGTGTAGCTGTTTCTCAGGCTCAGTGCGGGCGCTGCCCTGCCTGGTCCGAGCCCTCCAATTCGGACATTGTGGCACAAGTATGCGCATAGGGGGGCGGTCTAATCTATAGGCGGACATACCCAAAGGACCCGGCCCCCAGGCGGGAAAACATCGCCGCGAAATTCGACCCCCCGGGGTCTGCCCCAAAAACGCTCTGATCCCGCATAAACGTGGGAAAAACACGTCCAGCGGGAGGAAAAACACATGGCCGTTGGCCGTCCTCCCGTACCTGCGGAGCGTAAACGGAAACTGGGAAATCCTGGCGCCCGCCCTTTGCCTGATCCGGATTCTGTCCACGATGTTGCGCCGCTCGTCACGTACGTGCCTGATCATCTCGGCCCCGTTGGCGCTGAGCTTTACACACGCATTGTCACTGGCGCTGCCTGGCTCGCTGACACGGACCGACCGACACTTGAGCTTCTCTGCGAAAAGGTCGACCGACGCGAGCAGATGAAAGACCAGCTATCCCGCAGCGAACTGGTGCTCTTCACGGACAAGGCTTACGCCTATCCCAACCCGCTCGTCGGCATGCTCAGCACCATCGAGACCGAGATTGCCAAGCTGTTCAGCGCGCTGGGTCTGACGCCTACCGATCGCACCCGTATGGGGCTCGCTGAGGTGAAGGCGCGAAACGCGTTCGAAGACTTCCTAGCCAAGAAAGCGGGGCCAGCGTGAGCCGGTGGGGTGAGCTGATTCCGCACGACGAAGACGCAGGCACCGCATGTCTCTGCGGCTGCAACGACGAGTAGCACATACGGAAATCCGGAGGTGACCAGGTGGGCGCTAAGCCCTATCTGCTGACCCCCGTGACCAAGGCTGATGTCAAGCGGGGCGACGGCGCAGACTTCGTTGACTTCTCGCAAAGCTTCCTGAGGATCACCAAAGACTCTGTGGGTGGCTCTAGCGGCTCGCTCTTGGAGTTCCGCCCCTGGCAGCGTGATCTGTTCGGCAGGCTGCTCGCACGGCGCCCTGATGGCCGTTACAAGCATCGGCAAGCGTTCGTCGGCATGCCCCGTAAGAACGGCAAGAGCGCTGTCGGCGCAGCCTTGGCTATCTTCGGCCTGGTGTCCGGTCCCCGTGGTGGTGAGGTTTACTCCATCGCTGCTGACAAGGAACAAGCGCGCATCGTTTTCGGCACTGCCAAGAAGATGATTGAGATGGCGCCAGAGATGGCGAACAGTTTCAACGTCTACCGGGACGCCATCGAGCTACCGGCGACGGGCAGCGTGTACCGCGTGCTTTCCGCTGAGGCGTTCACCAAAGAGGGTCTGAACCCTCACCTGACGATTGCGGATGAAGTCCACGCACAGCCAACGCGTGAACTCTGGGACGTCATGTCCCTGGCTTCCGGCGCTCGTGTTGAGCCCATGATGGTTGGCATCACTACCGCTGGCGTGAAGTCGGATAGTTCCGGTGGCGACAGCCTCTGTTACGGCATGTACCAGTACGGCGAGAAGATCATTCGGGGCGAAATTCAGGACCCCGCTTTCTACTTTGAGTGGTGGGGAGCGCCCGAAGGCGCCGACCACAAGGACCCAGCGGTATGGGCTGCTGCCAACCCTGGGTACAACGACATCGTCAGCGCTGAAGACTTCCATTCCTCCGTTCTGCGTACTCCCGAAGCGGAATACCGCACGAAGCGGATGAACCAATGGGTATCAGCAGCGCAAGCCTGGTTGCCCGCTGGTGCCTGGGACGAGTGCGCTGGCTCCGCTGACAGCATCGCGCCCGGTACCGAAGTGGTCCTGGGGTTCGATGGTTCGTTCAGCAACGACTCAACGGCCCTTGTGGTGGTCACCTGCCCGCAGGGCGAAGACGAGAAGCCACATGTTGACGTTGTGGCAGCGTGGGAGAAGCCTACGGATGCCGGGCAGGACTGGTCTGTCCCGATCTTCGATGTTGAGGACGAGATCAGGAAGGCTTGCCGACGCTGGCAGGTGCGCGAGATCGTCTGTGACCCGTTCCGCTGGGCACGCACGTACCAAATCCTTGAAGCTGAGGGACTCCCGATTGTTGAGTTCCCTCAGTCGCCAGCGCGCATGGTTCCCGCAACGCAGCGCTTCTATGAAGCCGTGCTGAACAAGACGCTGACGCATTCCGGTGACCCGCGCCTAGCGCGCCATCTCTCGAACTGCATTCTTCGCACGGATTCGCGCGGCTCGCGCCTGAGCAAGGACGCCAAGGGGTCTCCCCGGAAGATCGACCTTGCAGTCAGCGCGGTAATGGCGATGGAGCGTGCTTGCCAAGAGGCGGAGGTTATCCCCGAACCCCAATTCTTCAGTTGGGCGGACCTATAAGGACGGATCAATGAAGTTCAGTCGGCGCCTGATAGGCGAAATTGCCGATGTTTTCGGCGTCGGTTGCCTGGTGGGCGCCGGTTGGGAGTTCAACACCGTTCTTGGCCTTGCGCTGGCTGGTGTGGGACTCATCGTCATTAGCGCTGTGGTGGTGGACAAGTAATGAGCCTGCTAAAGCGCGCTGCCACCACTACGAAGCG